GAGAATGTTGTAGCCACATTTGCTATAGTTCTACTAGTAGTTCCAATATTAACTAATGGATTTAATGTAGAAAAAACATTACTAGGCGTGTCTTTAGTTTGTATTATTGATCCAGTTGTTGTTAAATTATTCGATTGACCTGAAGAATCTAATCCCATGTTTGCTGAGTTATCAAATTTTAAAAAGAAACCATTTGTACCATAAGTAACTGATGGTGCAGTGTTAGGCTTCCAAATTCCTGTTGTTGAATCAAATGAACCAAAATCAGTGTATGCAGCTGCTACACCATCAAGAAATACAACGTGACTCATACAACCGTCAAAAAAATCACTGCCATCACCTTTTTCTCCAATACGAAAACCATTTGTTGTTGCTTCATTAAAATAATAATCACCATTTTGAGTTATTTGAGTTTCTTGAGAAAAACTTGTTTCTCTGACACCATTTACATATAACTTAGTTCTATCTGCTGCCGTTGCTAATGTGCTATCTCCAATTAAAACGATATGATACCATGCTGAAGTGTCTCTAAATTTTCTGTTAGTTTCTATTTGTGCATTATTACTATTTGAATATTTACTTTGAAATATCAAATTATCTGCACCACCAAATTGAATTAATGCTCTATTACTATCACTGGTATAATTAACCGCTAAATATTTTGCGTCAGTAGACGATCTTTTAAACCACATTGATAAAGTAAATTTAGTTTTAGTACTTCCTGCTGTTCTTGATCTTTTTAACGATGCACTAGCCATTAACAGAATCCTCCTGCATTACCTATACCAACTTCTACAGTAATTGACAATGCTTGATCGGTAGTTTGACCTTGAGCGTCTGTTGCTCTAACTGTAAAACTAAACGTAGTCTGATTAGCAGGAGTTGGTAAAGTTCCTGATATTACAGCTCTATATGTACTGCCAGCTGGATTTGTTGTTGATCCAATAGTTATTCCTGCAGGTAAAGCTCCAGAAACAACTGAAGTGCTTATAGTTACAGCACTATCTCCAGTTACATCTATGTTTTGTGAGTAAGATTCTCCCGAACCTCCATTAGGTAAACTCGTTGTTGTAAACACAGGACCATCAGATACTGTTAAATCTGTTGAACTTCTAGCTGCATTACCATCTGGGTTTGTAACTAAAATTCTAACGTTTTGTCCGTTTGTTAAACCAGCTGTGCCAGTTGTAAAACTTATCGTTGTTGCACTTGTAAATGTAACTGATGTTGCAGATTGAAAAGCACCGTTTGCTCTTTGTAATTCTACTTTTGGTATTGATGCAAAATTTTGTCCTGTGATAGTTATTGTGCCACCTACGTCTGCATCAATAACTGTTGGTGTAAAACTAGATATAACCGGTTGTGTTTCAGTTGGTATCGTAGCTGAACCACCTAAGTTTACAGCGACACCGTTAATTGTAATTGATTCATTTGCTAAGGCAGAGTTTGGTATAACATCATTTTGAAATACTAAACTATCACCAGCTTCACCAATCGTTAGATTAGTTCCTGATTGTGGTATTACTTTATCTACTTCTATTTTACTCATTAAATAATTACCAAATTACCTGTTACTGTTACAGTTCCTGATACAGTTACTGGTCCTGCTAAAACTCCTGAATCCATTGTTTGTGTATCAGAAATTGTTGAAGCGTGTGTTGTTACATAAGTTGTTGCTGTCATACTTGCAGACGGAGCTCGTTTTGCAGGGTAAGTACAAAATACAGTTTTAGTTCCTGCTGTAAAATCCACTTTGTTATCTGAATTTGAAGAGGAGATAACGGTATCTCTAGAAAGTGTATCAGGTGTTGCATCTGTTACAGTTCCAATACCGACCTCAAACTCAGAAGTTCCATCATGTGAAATACAGTAGAATGTACTATTTGTAGTTCCAATACCAGCAACAAAAGTTTCAAAACCTGTTTCAGCTGTAGCTGATAAGTTTATTGTTCCTGTTCCAGTAGACGTACTTGTCTGTTTAACTCTGTCGTTAAGTACAAAAGCCATTTAATTAATCCTTTACTATTACGCGTCGCCTAGTCTAATAATAGCACTTGATGCATCAGCAGTAGGAAACTGAATAATAAAGTCTCCGTTTGTTGCTGTTTTATTGCCACCAAAGTCTAATACCAAAACTAATTCGTTTCCGCCTCCAGTTGATTTATATATAGCAGCTCCTGCAGCAGTTAACGTTACAGAAGGAAAAGTTAAATCTTGAAAATCAACATATGCAGTTGTTGTTCCTGCAACTCCGTTATTTGTTAGATTGTTTCCACCTGCTGTGTAAGCTGTTCCTGTAGAACTTACTTCACCGTTTCCTGTTCCTGCTAAGTAGACCGTAGAGGCCGTACTGTAAGAACTGATACTAGTATATAAAGCACACTTGAAAGTATTTCCTCCGTTACCTGATGTGTCAAAATTAAATACACCTTTTAACAAACCAGATTTAAAAGAATTAGGTACTATATTTGCCATATTTTATTCTCCTTATTTATGGTGATGGTGATTTTAGAGGTGTACGAATTGCACCATCTTGCCATTCGTCCCGGCGTCTTCTACCTTGTTGTTCGATAGAGTACGAAGCTAAAGCCCTTTGATATGACTGCTCGTAGTATTGTAACATATCTGCTGGACCTTTCAAGTATCCATATGCTTCTACTAGAGTTCCATACAAAAGTAAATCTTGATATTTATTACTCAAATAAGTTGTTGTTGAATTTGATGTCGTAATACTGGCTGGCTGCTTGATATATGCTAGTGTTATTTCATACGTAGCATTTGGTGTTGGGGCCACTACCCAAAAATTAGCATCCCAGTTTGCATAGTATTTTGGAATTCCAGATGCAGTTGCTGGTTTATCATAAAATTCTGCCATGTAAGAAGTATCTTTTTTCTCTAAAAATGTTTGAACATTTGGTGTTACATTTGTATTTTTTAATTGAACATATCTGATTGCTCTTAAATCAGATGGTATTGTTACATATCTATTTCCAACAGCTAAGTTTGATGTAGCATAAAATCTATTGTCATCAGAATCTGCATCTCTATAAATTCTATTCTCTGCATTTTTTGCCATAGTGGTTAATATTGCATCAGTTAAAACTGTGCTATCAACTTCTGTGTATGATCTAATATCGTCTTTTAAATTTTGAAAAGTATAACTCATTATCTAATTCCTCTGAACATTGGACTAACAAAAGCGTTTTGTCCACCTCCTGTTATATTACCTGATGCGTTATAAGGCAAGGTTACAGTGAAGCCTGTATTAACAGTTTTTGTTGCTGGTTGTGCTCCTGTGTTTTCTGTTCTAGTTGTTATTGTTTGAATTTTTAAACTTGGAAAAACATTCACTCCTGCAGTGTGTGCAGTTGCAGTAGTGCTTGCTGCTGTCTTACCTCTAAATGGAGCATTAGTGCCTCTTGTCAAACCAGTTAGATTTTGTCCACCAGATTTACCTGTATATTTTATAACTTCTCTTTGAATAACTGGAACATAGTCTGTAGCTCCTGCAACAGGTGTAGTTGCACTTTGTATAAAAAAGAAACCTGTGTTAGCAAAATTATTATTACCATCTAAAGTTACAGTTGTATCAGTAGCAGATAAGTTAGATCCTAAAATTTGAAATAAAGGAAATAAATTAGTTCCTAAATTAAAACTTTCAATCGGACTATTACTAGCTGCATTTAAAAATAAAACTTCATCTCCAACTTGAAGATCATGATTTAAAAATTCAACAGTTAATGTTGGACTACCATTTGTAACTGTAAAAGGATCTTTTGGTAAAGCAAGTGCAACTGGTGGCTCAACTCTATCTGGTCTAATATTTCTTAATGCAACACCTTCAGATGAAATAGGTTTTGGTTCTAATTGTGGTTGTTTTGGTTCAAACTCTGTTATGTGAACTAAAGATCCATTCCATTCTCTTACCATTTCATGATAAGGAAACTCCATTCCTGATCTATCTGATATAGCAACTGCTTTTTTTCCTGACGCATATCTTGGCATTATGATCCTGGATAATAAGTTTTTGGTGTTATGTAAGTGCTAGATGCAGAACCATCTTCTGCTAATGCTCTTTGTAATTCATCTTCGTATAATAATTTCATACCTTGTGTTAATTGTGGTGCATACTTTTGAGATAAATAATAAGTTAAACCTGAAACCATACATGGTATAAATCTAAATGGTAAATCTGTTGCGTTAGTATAATCTCCAACGTCATCAATTCTTTTTATGTAATATATGTGAACATGTTTTGATGCATTAGTTGAATCTGGTGTTGGATAAACATGTATTTCAGTTCTATCTATAAATCTTTCAACCCAATATTGATTAGGTGTACCTTTTGATTTTTTATTTGACAAACCACCATAAGTTGATCTATCAATTTT